ACCGGATGTGCTTTCCGGTCTGATGAGTCCGTGAGGACGAAACAGGACTGTCAGGTGGCCGAAAGCCACCACGTAAACTAGTGAACCGTGCTGCGTAGCGTAGGGGTCTGCTACCTCGTTGGAGGTGGAGATTGTAGCCTTCGTGTGGGCGCGGCGGTGTAGCTAGTCAAGGCGTACCAGGTAATATACCACAACGTGTGTTTCTCTGGTTGACTTCTCTGTTTGTTGTGTCATTGGTTCCCGGATCTCGCATTAGCGGCGACGGGGTATTCTCATTCGACATGGAAGTTTGAGAGACCGCGCCTCTACACTATGCGCGGCCGGGGCGAATCCAAATTGTTCTAGCCCGATACCCTGTC